ACCGTAAATAAATACTGTGCTACGGGCAGTAAAAAACCTCCCAGGTGCGCTTCTACGAGAGGCGAGGGAGGTATTGTTAACTATATTGTAGCACAGTTGTCGTCTAAAGGAGACAACATGAATACATTAAATGGCGAGTTCCCAGACCCATGGGACAAGCACAGGAACCCTTACGACCCTTGGGGTAAAGCGGTTCCAAGTCCGCACGAACCACCGGACGTTTATAAAAAGTGGCAGAAACCTGCCGCACCAAAGGTTATTACTATTAATGACCTTTTTCCCAGCCTAGACCGCTGGGCAATTGGATGGTCACCAATTTTAGATGAATTGAAGAGTATAGCTGCTGTAAAGCCTAGCTACCCTCCTTATGACATCATTGACCAAAAGAATGACTCCACCCTCATCAACGTCGCTGTGGCTGGGTTTACAAAAAAAGACCTAACCATCACAGTAGAAGAAAGAACGTTGAACATTGAAGGTAAAAAAGAAGACAAAGAAGACAGTGGAACAGTCGTACATAACGGCATTGCAGGGCGCGACTTTAAACTCGTTTTTGCTCTTGCTGAGTTTTACGAAGTAGAGTCCGCAACCGTTAAAGACGGCATTCTATCAGTCAAGCTATTTAAGAATGTCCCTGACGAAAAGAAACCAAAAGTCATCGACATCAAGTAAACTAGTTACACCTCCCCTTTGCCTATGGCTTAGGGCACCAACCCTTTGGGGTTGCGTTTAAAACTGCTGCGGCTTGGCAACACGGACCGCAGGGTAAACGCCACCTAATGTTTCGTCATTAGGGAATGTTGCAGGACTGGTTAGCCCCTGGGCTAAAGTCAACTCTCGAAGTTGGTAGTGCAAATCTACACAGTCCACTGGTGTGTTTCGCCATCGCAAGAAAACGTAGACCGCCCGCCAGAGCGTATCTGGCACTTTAGTCCTAAGTGTTACGGTAGCACGGCGGTCTCCAACACCGCAGGCCTGGGTTCGACTCCTAGAGGATTAGCCATTTGTACACACATTTTGTGTTAAAATAGGGGTATGCCAAATGCACCTAAGACCCCTACCCGCACCGTCCGTGTACCAGACGACCTATGGCTTGCCGCCCAAAAAGAGGCCGCTAATCAGGGAATAACCGTTACCAGCGTTATGATCGAAGCCCTGGAAAAATTTGTTGAAAATGGACTTGACAAAGTCACAGATTAGGTATTAGTTTTGTACTGCTAAGAGTTAGCAACCCACAAGTGGGTAGACTACAAAGGTACAACATGCCAATTAACAATCAGGAACCGCTAGACCCAAACCTAGACCGTGTTCGTAAAGAAGTCCAGCAATATGTCTTTCTAAAAGATGAAGTTGCTGGCATTGAAACTAGAGTAAGTGATTTAAGAAAGCGTATTCTAGCCTCAGTAGAAGAGTTGGGTGAAACCAACGAAAAAGGAAGTATTGTACTTCCTATCTCAGATGACGTAAGCAATACTGCAAATGTGGTAAAGCAGCGTCGTGTCTCCAAAGTCTTTGATGAAGACAAAGCAAACAATCTATTAGCTGAAAAAGGCCTATTCGAGTCATGCACAAAAACTGTTGTAGTACTTGACCAGGATGCTGTCATGGCTGCATACTATGATGGTAAGCTAACCGATGAAGACATCGAAACCATGTTCCCTGAAAAGGTAACCTGGGCACTAATTTTGGAGAAGAAGTAATGGCTAAAATGGCATCACTACACGCAGAACTAACTGAGCTTCCTGACGAGGCTAAGGACTTCATGCAGGGTTTTTATCGCGGTCGCGCTGAAGGTATTGAAGTCGAACGTGAACGCATTATCCAATTCTTAAAGTCTTTTGGATACTTCATCCCAGTTGGCGATGTACTAACCCTGCTTACTAAAGGTGAAACCAATTAGCCAAGTAAACCCTGGCCTATTTAGCAGTGCTACAGACGACTGGGGTACGCCACAAGCTTTGTTTGATGAACTCAACGCAGAGTTTGGGTTTACCCTGGACGCCTGTGCTAGCAAACATAATTTCAAAGTCAATGTTTACTTTAATAAAGAAATTAACGCATTAACACAAAGCTGGGAAGGCACTGTCTGGATGAATCCACCTTATGGCCGTACCATAGGCCAGTGGATGAAAAAAGCATTTGACGAATCTCAAAAAGGTGCTACAGTAGTCTGTCTAGTACCCGCTAGAACTGATACTGCGTGGTGGCACGATTACGCCATAAAAGGCGAAATTCGTTTCCTACGTGGTAGAGTAAAATTTGAACAACCGGGTAAGGCTGGAAATAACTCAGCCCCATTCCCGAGTGCTATAGTGATTTTTAGGAGTAACTAATGCAAACATTTTTACCGTTTAAACAATTTGACCAATCAGCCAAGGCGCTAGATAGCAAACGCCTAAACAAACAAATTCTTGAAGGCTACCAAATTCTCAAAGTACTTAGTAATAATGACCCTAAAGCCGCTTGGAGAAATCACCCTGCTGTTAAAATGTGGCGTGGTCACGAAGGTCAGCTTTGGCTTTACATTATGGCTATGGTAGATGAAGCCAATATTCGCGGGATTAAGACAGATAAAAACTTAGATAATCTAAGAACTCTTAAAAGCGCATTGTCAAAAAGCTGGGGATTTAGTTTGCCTAACTGGTATAAAGATCCGTTTGTTCTTGTAAAAGTACTAACTACTCATAAGGCCAATTTATTCCGCAAAGACCCGGTTTATTATGTGGACTTTGAATTTGCTGTTACAGACAAGGAAAACACTCCTTGCTGCCCTACCTGCCAATACTTTTGGGTGACTCACAATGGTAACTAAAAAAGAAAAAATTATATTTGCATTATTGTTAGTAGCTATGCTACTATCTCTTACCTATGGATATTTTTTAATTAAAAAAGATACACCAGACAATTGCTGGTCTCACTATCAAACAGAAGACCAAGCAATTCTTAATTGCGAAGGAAATGGCGACTAATGTTTGATTACGATAGCTGGCTAGAAAGTCCATACACAGATGTCGGAGAACCATGCGAGCATACCTGCTCAGAATGCGATGGAGAAGGCAAATTTTGGATCGAAGAAACTGAAGAGTTTAGCGATACAGAACCTTGCAATTCCTGCAACGGTACCGGAACTTGCGAAGGCGACTGTGAACCAGAAGAGCCAGACTATAGCTATGACCCAGAGGGTTAATTGTGAGATATGTAGTCTGTGAGCATGATTTAACTCATCAACGCGGTGCTCATGTTTGTGATGGGTGTTGCGCCAAGTATTTACTTCTAGAAGATGAAGATGACTGAAAAAGATTTTATAGACGATATGTTCGGGGAACTAGATGTTTTCTATCCCGGAAGTACTCGTAAAAGGCTTAAGCCTGTAGAGAAGCCAGTTTTTGATACAGACTGGCAAAAAGACTCTTACAAAAAAACTTTACCAAATGGTAGAGAAATTGAAGTTTATACGCTAGGCTCATTAGCCAAAGCACTAAACCGCACAATTCCAACGCTTCGGCAATGGATGCAGCGAGGAAAGCTTCCTGAGTCACCATACCGTTTACCGTCTAAATTAGACAAAAATGGTAAGGTGTCTGAGGGTCGGCGTCTTTACAGTAAGGCGATGGTGGAAGTCACAATAAATTTGTTTCTAAAAGCTGGACTTTTGGACTCAGATCGTATAGACTGGAATATACACCGGAATCTTACTAGTAGGATTGCCGAGGCGTGGGAAACAATCCGCGCAGAAGAAAACAAATAAATCAATTAAGGAAAATATGCCATTAAATAATGCCCCAGATGCCGCTAGCTACCTTGCCGACGACATCGATGCCCGCCCATCACAGGCCACAGCAACATCTACATCAGTTCAATCTGGTTGGGATGCTGCAGAAAGCCTAACCGTATCAAACGACTTCCCAACAGAAGTTAAGTTTGAAGAAAACAAGCACCAGGTATTTAAGTTCCTGGACCAGAATGGCCCATTTGCCATTTACAAGCAGCACTTCCTAACTCAGAAAACAAGCGGTAAGCGCTCGTATGTCTGCATTACTAAGGCTGCTACTTACGACAACGAGGGTCGTGAATTAGCCCCCGCTGTTGCATGTCCACTTTGCGTTAAGCTAGAGGACCGTCCTGAAAACAAGCGCGCGTTTACAGTTGTAACCCTAAACTCACCACAGGGTATTCAGCGTCAGATGCTCATTTCAGGTGCTCGTCTTTATCAGGCTTTGCACGCAGCCCACAACTCACCGCAAGGTCCTTTGACTAAGGGATACTGGGCAGTTGTCAGAATCGGTAAGGGTCCTCAGACCAACTACACCGTAACTCCAATTAAGGAACGCGACCTCCAGGAAGACTGGAACCTTAACGCTGAAGCAGCTGCTCAAGTTGTTGACGCATCTGAGGTATACTCACGCAACCTTATCAAAGAGCACTCATATGCAGAGCTCAACGAGATTGCAGATTCGCTAATCTAAATCCAATGGTAATAGGCGGGGACTTGACATCCCCGCCTATTACGCTATTGTGGAGATACTATGAATATAATTACTACTGCTGAACAACTTGCCGAGATGGTAGATTTTTACCTAACTCAAGATGCCTTTGCCTTTGACGTTGAAACCGTAGGCCCACGCCGCGGTATGACTCCTGTGAATGAAGTCCTATGGATTACATTTGCAACTAACGGCCGATGTGACGTTATCCCTATGGGACACCCACACGGTGATTTTATTGAAGAAGTTTTCCCACTGACCGGTCAAGGAGAAGTGCGAAAGGAAAAGGGCCTACCCCTTAGACCTAGCGACTACAGCCGTGACTCAAAGAAAGCTACTAAAGTTTTTGGTCCTGCACCAGAACAGCTGTATCCGGCTGAGGTGTTCAAGGCCCTAGAGCCATTGATGTTCTCAGAAACCATTTTGACTATTGGTCACAATCTAGTCTTTGACCTTACATCAGTAGCTAAATATTACGGTGGCCGTGTTCCAACTGCACCTTACTTTGACACCATGATTGCATCGTTTATCTCAGACAACCGCAATAAGAATAAGTGCGGTCTTGCTGACTGCCTAAAGCGTGAGTTTGGATATGAGATGGAAAAGGGTGTAGGTAAAGAAGTTGAAGTCTATGATTTTAACACTGTCGCTAAGTATGCTTACTTAGACTCTAAATACACTTTTCTACTATGGAAAGCGTTAATTCCTAAACTAGAAGCTGCTGATTTAAATCGAGTTATGGCTTTAGAAATGGACGTTTTAGCAGTACTATGCGACATGAAGCTAACCGGCGCAAACATTGACACAGATTCATTAAAGAATTTAAAATTTGAGTTAGAACTTAAAGTAGATGAGACCAGAGCCAGGATTTATTTAATCGCTGGTCGTGAGTTTAATATTAACTCTAACCAGGAAAAGCAAGCTCTACTTTACGGCTCTAAAGAAGAGGGTGGTAGAGGCCTAAAGGCTAAAG